GCTCGATGAAGTCCTGGACAGACAGGGGGATAATACCGCCGTTGTTAGCGTCGGCGACCATCATACCGGCAAATTCGCCCTCACGGATAAGGGTAATTTCGGTCTTGCGGCCAGCTGCCACGTTCTCGCGGATCAGCTTTTCTGCGTCGGCCACGGCGTTAGGATGCTCACGCAGGTGGTCAGCGGTGGCCGCCTGCATACGCATAGCAAGCAGCTGGTTTTCGCGGGCCAGGGCTTCAAACTCTTTGGTTTCGGCCTCGGTGCGCTCGCGCTGCTCGGTTTCGCACGCATCAGCAATAGCATTGATGCGCTCGCAGTTCGTCTGGTAGCGTTCTACCAGCTCGCGTACGTTTACAGTGTTTTTCTTCATTGCTGAAAAACTTTTGAGGTTAAACAAAAACTTTAGTATTAGCAGCGTTTCGCATTTCGCGCAGCTGCGCTGTTACTTTCTCTGTATCCACTTTGGGGGGTTCGGGGTCTTCCGGCTTCGCGGCTTCGCGCAGATCGCGCGCAAACTCGCGGGCTTCTACGGAAGTGTCCGGGTATGCCGGATCGGCTGCCAGGGTAAAGTCGTACACGCCGGTAACGGCCTTTACCGTGTAGGTAATGTAGGCGCGTCCGTCGCGGACTTCCACGCTGCGGGTTACAAACGCTTCGTCCCAGTAGTGGGTCGAAAACATAAAGCTGCACCCGGCCAGGTCGCCACGGCGCACCAGTTCCAGGGCCTTGTCGCCGTCGGCGGTGTTAGGCGCGTCAAACTCAAAGCTAACGCCCTGGTCGTCCACGGTATAGGTCAGCGTGCCGCTGCCGTTTTTAGAGCGCGCCAAAATCAGCTGGCGGTCGTGGAACATAGTAAATTTAATGTCGCAGCCGTCCAGCAGTTCTTTGGTAATAGCCGACGGCGCGATAATTTCACGCGCTTCTTCGTCTTCGTCGCTCCACAGCGGCGCAGACGGCGTGTTAAACAGGATCGCGCGGCCTATGATAGTGCGGCTGGGTGCTTCGCCCTCTGCCGCTTCGCGCACTTGCAGACCGGCGCAGGTAACGACGACTTCGCGCCGCACCAGGTCGTTTTTATTCCTCTTTTCCATCGGTAGGTTTGTTAGGTGCCGGGGCCGGTGCCGCCAGCTCGTTTATGCCTTTGAGGTTAGCGGACACCAGTACGGTGTCGCCACCCTGTACGGCGGGTTTGTTTTCTTCCTGCCGCCACTCGTTTACGGTGTACAGTCCGGCAGCGATAGTGTCGGCCTGGTACTTTACGCGGCTTTCCAGGTCGCAGGCATACAGGCCGCGCCGGTCAAACTGTACCTTGCGCTTACCGTACATAGCCGGGCTAAACAGCTTTCTTTGCAGCTCGTTTTCAATCTTGCGCAGCAGGGGGTTAAGGGTGTTGGACAGGAAAGCTACGTTAGCCATTTCGGCCGATTTGTAGTTATTGCTGGTGTCGTCGAAGACAAAGGCCGGGTGTACGCCAAAGAAGCGGCAAATATCCCTAACAGTAAACTTGCGGCTTTCCAAAAACTGCATATCGGTACTGCTAAGCGATATTTGTTTGAAGTCCACCTGGCCAGGCAGCGACACGATCCGTTCGCCGTGCCTAAAGCGGTCGTCTATGTTTTCGGCCGTCTTTTCCAGTTCCTTATCCTGGTATTCGCCAAAGCCGCGCACGCTGGTATCGTTAGACACGATCCCGCGCACGTTACCGCCGTTCTTAAAGCGGTCGTAGGTCTCAGCGTCGCCCACGGCGGCTATGTCCAGCGTAAGCCGTGCAAAGCTCAGCACGGAAACGCCTACCTTGCTGTCGTAGGTGGTAAGGCCCTTTAGGTGTATAATTTCGTCTTCGTCAAAAGTGCCGTAGATACCGTTTACCGTGTCGCAAACGTCGTAGCGGTCGTTTAAGGTGTCGTGGGTAACGGTACCGCGCCCGCACAGGGCCAGCCGGTCGAAATCCATAGCTACCGCGCTATACATAGGCACGATATAGGCGTTACCGTCCAGCAGTATGTTTTGTACTACCTGTACCCAGAAATCGAAAGCGTTAGTAGCGTAGTCCGGCTGGACGTTCAGCAGATACGACAAGCGGGCGTCTCTGTCTTCGACGTAGATACCGCCTTTCTGCCGCATATACTGCACGTTGAGGTTAGCCACGCTTTCGGCGACAAACTTAACGCACCGGTACACGGTCGCTACGCATAACGCAGTCTGGCCGGTGTAAGACGGCCACCAGGTGCCGCCAGTTCGCGGCGACACTGCACCGGCGCTACCGTTAGCGGGTGCCGCCGCGCTCTGCTCTACAGGTGCGGCGGTGTCCCGCTTAAAGTAGTCCAGTATGTACCCAAAAAATCCCATTAGCGTAGGTGCTTCTACTATAATGGGAAAAAGGGTACTTTTTGGCACCCAAATTTTAGGTGTAAATAGTTGTGTTTCGGTAAATTGCGGTAAAAGTCGGTAAAAGGTGGTGCAAAAAAGTTGAAAAATTTTTATTGCCTGCGCAAATAGGCGTCGAAGTCCGGCGGCGCGTCGCAGATCATAAGCCGGTTACCGTCCACCTGGACAGGCTGGCCGATGCTCTGCCACAGCTCCCAAAAGTCGCCCACGGTTTCCAGGTTAATAACGGCTTCGCGGTACAGATAACACGCGGCCCTGTCGTAGTATGGAGAAAGGAAGCGACCGTAAGCCGCCATAACGTCCCTGTGCTTCCTGCTGTAAACCTTAAACTGCATATCCGTTTAGCGTTCGTAATCAATAAATAAGCGCATATCCATAAGCATAGTAATAACGCCGTCGATTTTCTGCGTAGCCTTGCGCTTTATGGGCTTGCAGTTTTCCAGCTTATCGGTATCCAGGACGGCGTTACCGAAACAGTAGGCGTTTATAGGGTTGTCGTTAATAAAGACGTGGCCGGTTTTCGCGCCGTGTTCAAAGCTTTCTACAGGCGCCGTAAAGTTGCCGTACGTCTGGCGCACGCCCTTTATTACGTTACCGGCGCCACTGGCCGCCAGCATATTTATTACTTCCTGCGACTTCCAGGGGTCGTAACCGATACCCAGGATACGCACGATGCCGTTAAGGTATAGTATGTAGTCCACGATAGCCCGGTAGTCGATAACGTCGCCGTGGGTCAGCCGCAGGTAGCCTTTGTCGGCCCAGGTACGGTATAGCTTTTCGTTAGGGTGTCCAGGCAGCGCGCCGTCTGGAAAGAAGTACGCAGTATGGAAGTAAAACGACTTCTTACCCGCGTCGTATAGACCCATAGTAACCGCGCTAAAGTCGTCGCTTTCCGACAGGTCTATAGCTACCATAGCGTCCGGCCGTCCCTTTATGGCGTCCAGCGGCATAGGCCGGGAAATGGAGCGCGCCAGGGTGCTGCTTATCCAGCTGCGCTGCTCATTTTCTGCGTACACGTTCAGCAGCTTAGTACGGAAAGCCAGCATAGCTTCCGATCCGTTACGCACGGCCTTTTTGTATTCCTGCCGGTAGAAGTCCATAGACACGGTAACGCCTAAGTGCGGCTGCACCTTGCGCCAGGTGTCTTCGCTGTCTTCCGGGTCGTCTAAGTCCGGTTCAAAGATATGCGCAAATACCGTGTCGTCTTCGTAGTCGCCCAGCAGCAGGGCTTTATAGCCTTGCAGCATTTCGTAAAAGGGGCCATCGAAGACGTCCGACGCCGTGGTAATTATGGCCGTCAGCGGGTTTTCGCGCACGCCCATAGACGTAGTAAGGACGGTAAGCAGGTCGCTGTCCGTGGCCTGGCTAAATTCGTCCATAATAACCGTGCTGGCGTTCAGTCCGTCTTTGGTGCGGGCGTTCGCGGTAAGACACTGGCAGAAAGCCTGCCGGTCGCTGCGCTTAGATTTGATGCTTTCTTCGTTGATCCGGTACCGGCGTTCCTGCGGGTCTAACTTCCGCACGCAGCCACGGATTACGTCGAAGCATTTTTTAGCCTGGTCGTTACTGTTGGCACCGGTGTAACACTCAGCGTTCGCGTCGCCGTACAGCAGATCGTTTACGGCCAGGCTGGCCGTGCTGGTGGTCTTACTGTACTTACGCGGGACGTACAGCACCACTTCGCGTATAACCCGCCTGCCGTCGCACCAAAAAGCAAAGATATGGCAAAACTGGAAAGCCTGCACCGGCGTAAGGCGGTACGTTTGCAGGCCAGCTTTGCCAGGGAAATACAGGCTTTCGTACAGGGTAAAAAACTTTACGACTTCCGTAACGTTTATACCGTACTTCCGGCAGAAATAGAAAAAGCGCAGCGCGGCCAGCTGTTCGTACAGGTTATGGCCGTCCGGGTTGGTGGCCACTTCGCGCAGGTACGTTTCTATACGCGCGTCCACTTCGCCCAGGCGGTAATCCTCTATCCGTACCGCAGCCAGTGCAGCGGTAACGTCGGCTTTGGCTTGCCGCAGTTTGTCTTTTTCTTCTTCCGTCATTACTCAGCGCCCACAGGCTTTATAACCGTCGCCTTTTTCTTGCCGGACTTCACTACCTTTTTGGTAAGCTCCACCAGCGGGTCGGTTTCGTCGGTACCGGCCAGCTGGTCGGTGGTCAGTCCTAAAATTTTCATCTGGCGCGTTACGGTGTCCTGCTGTTCTTTCAGCACCTTAAAGGCCGGGTGCGGTGCGAGCTTCCAGCCGTACCGGGTTTCTTCTTCGATCGTAACTTTGTCCAGCGTGTCGATCTGGGCGTTAGCCATATCCAGGGCGCGCAGCGCTGACGCCAGCGACTGCACCTGCATATCGACGCCCTTACTGTAGGTACCGGCCGCCTTAAGCGCCTTTACTATCTGCTTCCGGTAGTCGTCCACCGATTTTACGTTTTCTGCCATATTCTTTACACTTTATGCAATTTTCTTTGCGTTTTTTGCAAGTTTCTGCCGATTTTGGAAATTTCCGGGCGCGCCGTGGAAACTTAGGGCCAAAGTCCCGGAAGCCCAAAAATGCAAAAATCGTCGTTCGAGACTGGGGGCGAGGTTTAACGGCGCACCCCCTGCCTTAAAAAAATACCCCCCCCCTGTCAGCCAAAAAATTTTTCCAGGGTGGCCGCCACTTGCGCTGCGTTGCGTCGCTTCGTCGCAGCACGGCCGCACCGTCCCAGCTCTGTGTGTGTCTGGACGTGGCAGGCGTGGCACAGCGCCCGCAGGTTATGCGGGTCAAACATTAACTGCACCTTAGCCGCGTAGGTCAGTCCGTCTTCGACAGGTGTAACGTGGTGTACTTCCGTCGCTGGCGTTATGATACCGGCCTGCTGGCATCGTTCGCACAGGGGCGAAGCGGTCAGCTTGTCGCGTCTCAGTCGTAGCCATCTGTCCGTGTGGATCAGCCGCACGTAGTCTTTGTCCTTTGCCATAAGTCGTTTTACATTTGGTCGCCGGTCTTCCGTCGGCGTGCGGGGGCCTGTACGTTTTCCGGGGTTTTTTCCCAGTCGC